CGATGACGTCGATTTCGACGTGGAAGTGATCTTCTTTCCTGGAAGATACGCTTTCCGCCGTCTTGTTGAATACGACGGTGATGGCTTAAGACCTAAAGTCATGGGCTGGATCGCTTCAAACAAAGCTTGCTCCAATTACTGCACCTGGAATTTGAGAGAATCACTATTTTTCGAAGGTTGGATTAAACGATACTTCGAAAGAAACAACACCACCACATATCCCGAACACTATCCCGAAAGGTTGAAAATCGGATATGCTGATACTCTCAGAATCATGGTAGATCAAGTTAAACATCAACTTGAGCAGGAATCTTGGGCAAAGACGTGTAAGTGGCTTACAGGAATAGCCGTTGGTGCAATGGCAGCATTTGCGGTATATAAGCTCTACAAAACGTTTCAAGGCGAACGCGACGACGGCGACAAGGGATGGCATCCCATGGTGTACGCAAACACACCAGAATCAGCCATAAAGGACTACGCTACTATCAAGAGCAACAGTACAACACTTGGTGAGAAAATTAAGAACTTTTTCTCAAAAGGCGGAGTCCCAAAAGAAGTCCCAATTGTGGCAGCACATCCAGCCCTTCAATCGAGTGGCGATGTACGAACTAAGTTCAGAGGCGTATTAGGAAAACGCGTTAAGGTTAACACCAAGGGCGTTATATCCAAACCGGCAATGGACACGGAACTACAAGCAATGTTGCGAACATATGCAATGTCAATTATTGAAATTGGCCTCACAGACAGTGAAGTAATGCGATGCATCTGCATTACAGATGGTTGCTATGTGACTCAGTTACATGCCTATCTCACAATTAGCAATAAAGTTGCGTTCAGAATTAACACTCTGCAACTTGCTAAAAAATACTGTGACACTTGCGATGTTACAACATGGTATCAAACTCACTCGAAAGAGTGTGTTGAGAAATGCTATGCTGATGTTCCTTTGACAGTACGAAGAAGATTGAAGAATGGACAAAGTGAATCTGTAACGATAACGTTCGATCAGTTCTTAGAGCAGAATATGCATTCTACTCTAGTGGATGAACAAGGCAGTGACATGACGTGCTTCACACTGAGAATTAAAAACTTCAAAGTGGCCAACATCGAAAAATATCTACCTGATACAGAGTATAGCGTCTGTGAAGATAACCTACGAGTCAACGAACCTGGTCGGATTTTAAAACCACCAAAAGAAACTGACTTTAAGGCTAAGGACGCTAGAGCCTGTGTTGAAAAGATAGTCTACCGCAAGGAGGACATTCGAGAATGGAGCCGCAATGAGGAAGAAACATTCTCATTGGACGGATACAGCTGCGACCAGATCGATCAAGGTCGGTTTGGAGGCGCGTGTGGAAGCATCATTTATGATGAATCTCGTCTAAAGATTATCGGAATTCTTTCCGGTAGTTCTCCAAGACGAATCTACTTTAACGCCATCAGCTCTGAGGACGCCGAAAACTGCTCATGGTTCTTACAGATACGCGAAATAACATTCGGCAAAGGCAAGGAACCTCTCATTTTAACACCGAGAGCTTCTAAGTTTGAGTCAATTCGCAGCATCGATACGTTTCAATTATCATCTGAAACAAGACCTGCCATGAACATCTACCACTCAACTAAGACAACGATCCGCAAAAGTGAATGTCATGAAGTCTTTGGACCAGTCAAACGTGCACCATGCAACATAAGTCAAGACGGTGATCGGGGGCAAAAAGCTCTCATCAGTGGATTGAAGAATTATGTTCCCCATGATGAATTTCCCGAACAAGACATTAGGGAAGCGATCATGGATGTACAGATGATGTTCGAGGACAACAACGACCCGATTATACCAGTCGTGTCGCAAAGGACAACACAAGAAGCGGTAACTGGGATTGAAGGTCATATTCCAAGGATTACTATGTCGACTTCGCCAGGTATGCCCTGGTGTTGTTATAATGGAATGAAAAGGAAGAAAGACCTTCTTATCATGGATGAAGATCACAAACTTGCGGAAATGCATAGCGATTTAAAGGATTTGATAGACTACAACGAAGATCAAATGCGTCAAGGAATTGTTCCATTGACAATAAATCAGATAAGCCACAAGGACGAAAGACTTGAATTGCACAAACTTGATAACGTAAGACTTATTCAAGGGTCCCCATTAGACCTAACAATTTCAAGCCGAAAGTACATGATGGACTTCAACTATGCATTCCAAATGAACCGAAACAAACTGGAACATCAAGTAGGAATCAACCCTGCGTCGACCGAATGGGACACAATGACTAGATCCTTGCTTGACTTCTCTCCATACATTATTGTTGGCGACTATTCTAAATTTGGACCAAGACTTTTGACAAGATTTGTCGAAGGTGCGTATGAAATCATCAACGCTTGGTACGCGATTCATGGACAAGGACAAGATAATCATGTTCGGACTATTCTTGGTAAACGAGTGATCAATGGCTACAACATCGCCTATGATCACATATTCAAGTTACAGTGTGGAAGCCCTTCGGGTGCATTCAATACTGTCATAATCAACTCAATGTGCAACATGATGTACATGAGATGTGCTTGGATCGGAATCATGAAAGAGAAGAACATGAGGCTTGCGTCTGCGTCAAGTTTCAAGAAATATGTCAACATGTATGTTTATGGAGATGACATCATTGCTTCAGTTAAAGAGGAGGTGATTGGAATCTTTAATAACCAAACAATCTCAGACTATTTGGCTCGATTCAGAGTCAAATATACAGATATCACTAAAGGAGATTCTATGAGAAAGTACTGCACGATCGAAGAGGCTACATTTTTAAAGTGTGGCTTTAGGCACTTCACTGAAACATCCGTGAAAGCTGGCTTTTGGATTTGTGTTCCCAACATGCAAGATGTGTTGGACACAACGAATTGGGTCAGAGTTCCGAAGGGTGTGCGAAAAGAAGCGAACATTGAGGATATTCTCCTCAAGGGCGCGCGCGACAATTGTGTCGATGCGCTCCGTAAAAGCTGGTTCCACGGAAGAAATACGTTTGAAGAGTTCCAGAACAAAAT